CATGCAGACAGATACCCACAAACTCGCATGAGAGGAATTTAAAATGGCTTCTACTACCTTCTCCGGCCCAGTAACGTCCACAAATGGCTTTATTGGTGCACTTACAGGCAACATTACAGGCAACATTGCTGGCACAGGCAGCATCACGCATACGCCTACGGCAATCAATGCCACTGCAACAGCAACCGCAGCACAAGTTGCTACCGGCTACATTACATCAACTTCTGTTGGAACAGTCACTATTACGCTGCCAACAGGCACTTTGCTTGGCGCAGCTTTGAGTGCTACTCGGGGTACAATTTTTGACTTGTATGTTGACAATACTGCAGGCGCATCTGTTGTGACTGTTGCTGTTGCCACCAACGGCATTTTGTCTAGCGGCGCCGCAGACACTCCAGGCAGCTTTGGTGACTTGACTGTTGCTGCTGGCGCAACGGGTCTCGCTCGTTTCACCATCATGTTTTCCAGCGCAACTGCATACGTGTTTACCCGTACAGCTTAATAGCTTAATATTTATCTGGGGCTTGTCCCCAGATTTTAGGAGATAAACATGGCAGATGCAGTAACCTCGCAAACGATCCTTGACGGTGAGCGCTTGTTCATTGCCAAGTTTACTAACATTTCAGACGGCACGGGTGAAACCGCCGCTTTGAAAATTGACGTGTCTACGCTTGCTCCAAATTCTTTTAGCTTGGCTTGCAACGGTGTCAAGATCAACAAGATTTATGGTTCCACTCATGGCATGCAAGTTCGCATTCTTTTTGACGCTACTACAGACCAGTTTGCATGGCAGCTTCCGCAAAACGCAAACTATCTGATGGACTTTTCGTCTTTTGGCGGTATTCCTAACAATGCAGGCGCTGGTAAAACAGGTGACGTGTTGTTTACTACAGCCGACGCTAGTTCAGGCGACATGTACAGCATTGTGCTTGAATGCACAAAAACCTACGCTGAAGCTTGAGATAGGAGCGCACAATGACAGAAGACTCCATTCAAACAGCTCGTGAGCTGGCTACTCATGCGTCTGACATCAAACACTTGCAAGATGATATGGACAAAGTATTGGAGAGCATAAAGACCATGCAAGCAACTTTGACAGCTATTGACAAAACATTGTCAGAAGCTAAAGGTGGATGGAAAATGCTAATGTTGGTCGGCGGTGCCGGTGGCGCCGTTGGATCTTTTCTGACTTATCTAGCTAGTGCCTTGCCATCAAAGTAAACTTAAAGGAAATACATCATGACAATCGGAAAAGTTAAAGATTTTGATTTTAAATCAAGCGGTATGGCCAAGGGTGGTAAGGCCATGCCTCAAGGCATGTTGAAAAACCGTGGTACTTTAGGCGTTATGGGCAATAAGAATCCTGGTGAGACCAAGATGAAAACGGCGCCTAATTTGCCAGGCGAAAAAATGATGATGAATAAGGGCGGCAAAGCCATGATGGGTGGTGGCAGCATGCACGCAATGCCTGATGGCAAAATGATGAAGAATTCTGCCATGAAAAAAGGCGGCATGGCTAAGTCAAACAAGAATTGCTAAGCCATTAGGTCTTGCATTATAATTTGTCAATACTGGGCGAGCTGAGACAGCTGCCATCTGACTACTAAAACGGGGTTAGTATGGCATACTCAGGCACAGTGAGCACAACGACATTTAACGCACTAAAGGTGGTAGACCACGCCTTTAGGCGTTGCCGTCTGCCTGCTCAGGCCATATCTGCAGAGATGCAGACGTATGCCTTAGAATCTTTGTATTTGTTTTTGTCAGAGCTTGCCAGCATCAAGACACCTAGTTGGTGTATTGAGAAGATGGTCTTGCCGATGTATGAGAATCAACCTATTGTCACGCTGCCTAACGGCACAGTCGAAGTTCTCAACTTAAACTACCGCACTATTCAGTTAGTGACAGGTACGACTACAACCACTTCAACGTCTTACACGGTCAACTTTACAACTCAAACTACAGTGGATATTGTAGGAGTAGAGTGGTCAGGTGCATCAACTCCTTTGACTTTTCAGGTCAGCACAAACGGCACTACGTGGGTAACTGTTGGAACTTTTACAGATACAGCAAGCTCAGGCGAGATTGTTTGGGTTGACATTTCAGGCGCACTAGCGTATCAGTATTTCAGGATTACCTCTACAACAACTTTTAACTATGCCGTAGTGAGCCTTGGCAACATGCCTCAAGAGATTCCGCTAGGTCAGTTGAATCGTGATAGCTACGTCAATCAGAGCAACAAAGTGTTTCCTGGCAGGCCTAGCAGCTACTATTTCCAGCGTGATTTGCCACAACCTGTTGTAAATTTGTGGCCAGCTCCATATTCGGCAGCTGAGCAAGCTCAGTTAGTTCTTTGGCGTCATCGCCAGATCATGGACACAGCAAACTTGCAGCAAGACGTAGAAGTGCCTCAGCGGTGGCTCAATGCCATCATCGATGGCTTGTCTGCTGAAGTTGCTGCTGAGACACCGCAAGTTGATCCACAAATGATACCTGTGCTTGAGCAAAAAGCAGCCATGAGTCTGCAGCGTGCATGGGACGGCGATAATGACGGCTCACCCATCCAGATCAACCCAGGCATCGGGGTTTACACAAGATGAGTGTATTCCTAGACCCTAGCGGACAAGCCACGTATGGCATTGCTATATGCGGCCGGTGCTCACGCAAGATGCTGCTTGCTGAGTTGTCGCCTGATCCAAATTACCCTGGCCTAATGGTTTGTGAAAAAGACCGAGATGAGTACGACCCTTACCGTCTTGCACCTCGCCGTCCTGACCAGATTGTCCTTCCGTTTAACCGCCCTGACACACCTATCAATACTCACCCTGCCGGTGTAATTCAAGAAGCCGGCAATGAGTTCTTCATTACTGAAGACGGTGACGGCTACCTGGAGTTTTAAATGTCTGACGTACCTAGTAATCTAATACCCACCCGAGTCACGCAGCTGCCAGTAGCTCCTGTGGCCGATGCAAACTCTTTGATGATGATTGTCTACCAAGGCAATAACTATCAAATCCGTGTAGGTGATTTGCTCAGCGTTGCCGGAGTGCCTACAAGTACGCAAGTGATTGCCGGCACAGGCATGACAGGTGGTGGTCAGCTGACTGGCAATGTGACCTTAAGCATTGCTAATGCAGGTGTAGGTTCTACTCAGCTCAACACAACCGGCGTAACTGCTGGAGTTTATGGCAATGCTACAAACATTCCTGTTTTTACAGTTGACACAAATGGTCGAGTAACTGCTGCAACCACAATTCCTGCCACCATTTCTGGCTATGTTCCTACAAGCACACAGGTTATTGCTGGCAACGGTTTGACAGGCGGCGGTGCGCTTAATGGTAACGTTACCCTTGCGGCTAGTTACAGCGCTACTTTGCCATCTACAGGTTTCCAATCAGGCTCTGCCGGTGTAGCAAACACTTTAGCTCGTAGCGACCACAAACACCCTGCAGTTGATCTTTCTGCTGACGACCAGGTAGACAATCTACTTGGTTTAAGCAATGGCGGTACCGCAAAGAGCATTGTAGCTGCTGCCGGTGCAATCATCTGGTCTGGCGCTGATGGTTTGTATGTCGGCCCTGTTGGTCTTGCAGGTCAAGTACTTGTGTCTGGTGGTGCAGGAGCTCCTACATGGGGCTCTGCGCTGATTGTTTCTGATCAAGCTGCCAATTTGGTCTATGCTGGCCCTGCTGCAGGCGCTGCTGCTCCTACAGCTTTTAGATTGTTAGTCAATGCTGACTTGCCAGCTTCTGGAGTGGCGGCAAACACATACGGTTCATCTAGTGCAATTCCAATATTGACTGTCAATGCTAAGGGTGTGATTACAAGCGCCACAACTGCAGGTTTCACTAGCGTCACTTCGGTTGCAACAGGCACAGGGCTTACAGGCGGCCCAATTACTTCTACCGGCACAATTTCTCTTGCTGATACGGCGGTAACGCCGGGCGCTTACACAAACGCAAATGTAACGGTTGACCAGCAGGGTCGAATTACTTTGGCTTCAAGCGGTGCTGCCGGTGGTGTAACGACATTCAATGCAGGCACCACCGGTTTTACGCCTAACACCGCAACTGCTGGCGCAATCACCTTGGCAGGTACTTTAGTGCTTGCCAACGGCGGTACAGGTCAAACAACTGCTCAAGCAGCAATGAATTCTTTTGCTGGTGCGGTTACAAGTGGATCGTACTTGCGAGGCAACGGAACAAATGTGGTGATGAACACCATACAAGTTGCCGATGTTCCTACGCTTAACCAAAACACAACAGGCACTGCGGCTAATGTTACTGGCACCGTAGCAATTTTAAATGGCGGCACTGGTCAGACCACAGCCTCTGCCGCATTTAATGCTTTGTCACCCATCACATCAACTGGTGACCTAATCCTTGGTAATGGGGCAAACAGCGCTACCAGATTGGCAATTGGTGCAAACAGTTATCTGTTGACCTCTGACGGCACAACTGCATCATGGCAACCAGCTCCTGCTGGTGGTGTAACCACTTTTAGCGCAGGAACTACTGGTCTAACGCCCTCAAGCGCAACTAGTGGTGCTGTAACTCTTGCAGGAACGCTTGCAATTGCCAACGGCGGTACAAACTCAACTGCCACTGCAATTGCAGGCGGTGCGGCGTATGGAACCGGAACAGCTTATGCTTTTACTGCGGCAGGAACTGCAGGTCAAGTTTTGACGTCTGCCGGTGCCGGAGCGCCTGTATTTAGCGGCATTTCTGGAGGCACATTCTGATGATTGAAGACTTGATTGAGCGTTTATTTCATGCTAGGAATGCAGCTCACATTGCACATTGGAAGACTAAGTCTTATGCTGAACATAAAGCTCTTGGACACTATTACGAGGATGTGATAGAAAAACTTGATGACTTGATTGAAGCTTATCAAGGCACTTTTGGCATTATAGGCAATGTTGATGAGCAAGAAAAAAGCATTTCCAAAATTATCCATGACGATATAATCTGGCTGAATGAAAACCGCAACAAAGTTGCTAAGGGGGTTCCGGCCTTAGAAAACATCGTTGATGAACTCACAGGTGTACACATGAAAACCCTTTACAAACTTGAAAATTTGAGGTAAGTTATGGCGCAGACAAATTACACCCCTATTCAACTTTACCACAGTACCACTACGACAAACGCACCTGTGGCAGGAAACTTGCTTGCTGGCGAACTTGCCATCAACACAGCTGACGGTATTTTGTTTTACAAAGACCCGAGCAATAACGTGAAACAAATCACATCTGGTATTAGTACAGGTAAAGCGATTGCAATTGCACTCGTGTTTGGAGGTTAACTATGGCTCAAAGCACTTACTCTGTAATTAAACACTACCGTACAACTACGGCCGGTGCTGCGCCTACTAGCGGCAATATGAATCCTGGGGAGCTAGCACTCAACCTGACAGACGTAAGTGCTTACATGGAGAATGCTGCCGGCACTGTGACTAAGCTGATGAACAACGCTGCCGGACTGACTTACCCAACGGCTGATGGCACTTCGGGTCAAGGCATTTTGACTAACGGCTCGGGCGTTCTGTCTTTTGCAAATGTGGTTAGACCTGCCGTGGCTAATACGTTTACCGCTAAGCAAACTTTTAGCGGTTCAACTAGTGAATTAGCTGCATTGTTAGCTAATGCTTCTGAAGTTGTAACTATCTCTGCCATAGCAGCAACTGGTACTATTAATTTTGACGTTACTACGCAACCTATCTTGTATTACACAACGGCTGCTTCTGCCAACTGGACGATGAACTTCCGCGCTTCTAGCGGCACGTCACTTAACACGGCCCTGTCTACAGGCCAGAGCGTAACTGTGGTGTTTATGGCTACAAACGGGGCGACTGCTTATTACAACAGCGCAATTCAAGTTGATGGCTCATCTGTGACGCCTAAATACCAAGGAGGTATTACTTGGACTTACGGCACGGCTTCCGGTATTGACGTCTATACGTACACAATTATCAAAACCGGCTCAGCGGCTTTTACTGTTTTAGCCTCTCAAATCAGGTACGCATAACATGCCTGTACTTGGAACTACAGCCGCCGCTTCAGCTAGAGGATTCGGATTTGGAGTCGGCACAGTTTTGGGAGAACAAAATTTCTTGTCTCCTGGCACTTACACTTTTTATGTTCCTCCTGGGGTTACTTCTGTGGCTACGGTGGCAATTGGCGGTGGCGGTGGTGGCGGTCGCCCCGCACAATATACAGATTCTGCTGACCCAAATACTATTGTTGCGTATAGTCCAGTACCCGGTTCTTTAACTGCAAATTTCTATTCTGGTGGGGGTGGGGGTTTAGCCTATAAAAATAGTATTTCTGTTACTTCCGGCCAAGTTTTAACTGTGGTGGTTGGGGCAGGGGGAAATACTAGCTTCAGTGGCCCCGGGTCTAGTGGTGGGGACTCGTATATACAAAATGCAAGCGCGGTCAAACTAGTACATGCTGGTGGGGGTAGCACTGCGGCATCTAACGCTGGCGGCGCATTGATTGTCGGGGATGGAGGCGGCGCTGGGGGTTCTGGTGGTAATTGGCAATACGCAGGCGGCGGTCCGCCCCAAGAAAACGTGTGGCGCTCAGGTAGTGGCGGAGGTGCTGGTGGGTATTCTGGTGCTGGCGGTGCTGGAGTTGGTAGCGGTGTCGGGTCTTCTGGCTCCGGTGGCGGTGCTGGTAGCGGTGGCGGCGGCCAGTTTGCACAGTTTTTTTCAGGCGGTGGAACGGTAGAAAACTTTACTGGTTTTGCTGGTGCCGCAGGGGGTGGCACTGGGCTGTACGGTGCGGGTTCCAATGGAGCAGGTGGGGCAGCCGTAACCACTCCTTACAGCACTGTTTCATACGCCACAGGGGGTGAAGGTGGCTCATCAGGCACTACTGGCGGGACTTCTTTTGGTATAAGTGGTGGCCCTAACTCTGGAGGATCCGGGGGAACCGATGGACTATATGGCGGTGGCGGCGCTAACGGAGGCAGTCGTATTGCATATACAGCATCGGGGCCAAGTTATTCTTGT